TCTGTATTTTTAATGGTTGCAGCCGTTGACGCTGTTGTTGCCGCTGTTTCTTTTGTGGTAACTGCCGTTGATTGTACACTCTTGACTATCTGCGCCGTGATTGCCGCGCTTTCATCATCAATTGCCTTTAGTTTCTTTTCTCGCTCTTTTCGCACTAATTCATTCCAATACGCATCCTTTTTCGCATAGCCCGTCAACGCCACCGATAATTTCTGTCCCGTCGTTAGCATTTCTTCATCCTTCGCCATCAACACATCCAGCCGCCTTGATTCCAATTCTTGCAATGCCCCGGTGGCCGCCTGTTGAAATGCCGTTGCCCGTAGGCTTGCTGCATAGGCATCCTGCGCCTTGGTTGCCGCCTCCACAACGCCCTTGCCTGTTGTTAATTGACCGAAGTATTGCGGATTGACCTCCTTCAGTTTTTCTATCGCCAACTTCTGCTGCTCCAGCGTGCTGTTGGCATTCGTCAGGATTGCAATGTAGGGCTTCGTCTTTGCGATGCCTTCGCCCACGCTTTTGTTGACATTTTCGCGAAGTGTTTCAGCGGTTGATTTTGCGCTGCTGTTGAACGCACCAAATGCCGCCGCTGCCGATAGGATAACGGTTGCAATCGCGCCAATCAGAGTTGCCTTGGTTGCCAAGTCCATCGCCTTGAATGCCGTGCCGAATGACACGGTTGATGCCGTTGCTGTTCTGAATGCCGTGACCAATGTGCCAAGTTGACCAGCAATTACCGAAAAGGCAGACCCAAGTCCGCCTATAACCATACGCAGAGGCCCAAGTATAGCAAGGTAGCCACCGAAAATAACCAATGCCTGTTTCATCGGCGTTGACAGATTCGTGAAAAAACTCGCCAATGAACTAATCGCGCCTGCCAGCGCATTCATGATGCCTTTCAAGTTGATGGCGTTGGCTATCTCCAATCCTATCTGTCCCATGCTTTCTTTAATCGCCGATTGCATGTTGGTGAAGGCGTTGTTGATGCCGCCCGTTGCACGTGGCAAGGTTGCCAGTTGTGCGGTCATCTTAGCAACGAATTGTTCTGCCGTCACACCTGCCTCGCGTAGGGTTTCCGCATCTGCGCTGCCGAATGCCTCTTTCATTGCCTTGCTAAGGGATGGCATATTTTCCTTCAGCACCATCAGGTCTTCGTTGAGCAACTTGCCCTTTCCAAGTATCTGTGCTAATTGGGTAGTTACCCGGTCAAGGCTATCTGCGCTACCTCCGGCAATGGCAATGGCGTTGCCAAATTCGGCAAGTGCCTTTCGTGCATCTTCCGCCGACAAGCCCACGCCTTGAAGGCGCAATGAACCCTTGACTGCTTGTTCAAAATCAAGACCGGGCGCAAGTGCTGCCTGCCGCAACTTTTCCAACTCAGCATCTGCCTGCGCGATGCTATAACCCGCATCGGTCATCGTGGTGACAAGGCCGTTGCGTAGTTGTTCGAAATCGCCCGCTGCCTGAACTGCCGCAACACCGAAGCCGCCAATAGTGGTAGTCAATGACAGCGTCAGGTCGCGTCCTTGTGCCGCCATCTTGCGACCGAAGGTGGCCATTTTGCGCTCTGCCTGTGCCAAACCCGCCTCAAGCGGCTGCGTGTACGCCGCAATTCGCAAGTTGAGTGACTTAGTTGTTGCTGCCATTGTTTGTGTTTTTCAAGACAATTGCATCCGCTGCCGCGCTAAAATCGTCTAATTCTTTTTGGCTTATCGGTGCAAATTTTGGTTTTGTGTTTTCGCCCGGTAGTTCGATAATCTCGCGTAGATTGATGCGCTTGCCCTTCTTGAGATGCGGTGCGATTGCATAGTATGCCACGACACGACTGCCATGAAGGGTGATGGCCGTGCGCTGCTCTTCTTGTTCGATGTGGCCTTCGAATGCTGCGAAGAAAAAACTGGGCGTTGAAAACAGGAACTCATCCTGTGTCCATCCCATTTTTCCCGCTGCCTTAGCCATCCCATACCAATTAAGCGCACGGCCACCTTCATCACTTACTCCTTCTTTTTTTTTCCTTCCCCAGCACCTGCCATGTTCATGATGCTATCCATCAGCATCTTCTGAATATCAATCATGCAGTTGGGAGTCATATCAATGTCGAAGCACACCTCGTCCGCAGTTGCGGTTGTTGGTCGCTTGTAGTAAGCATCTGCCGCTTTCATCGCGCAATACACGATGTCGGGAATTATCAATAAGTCTCCGCTGCTGAAGCGTTCACTCACATCAGGCAGGCTGATGTCGAATTCGTTTTCAAGCAACTTAAATGCATAGTTACCGAACAGCAGGTCATAGTTCTTGCCGTTCAGTTCAATTGTGTGTACCATATTTTCCTTTTTTTAATGTGTTTACGATGCTGCGTAGGTCAAAGTTCCTGTACCCATACCCGTGAAGGACATGGTGACATTCTCGTTGGTTCCCGGACTGCTGATTTCGAACGAAGTCCACAGGACGCTGCCGCTCCAAATCGGGTCACCCGATATTGCAGTCTTGAACGCTACGGTTGTGGTTGTTTGCCCAAGTACTAGTGCGCTGATTTCTTCTGCGCTGTTCGTGCCATCCCAAGAAACCAATGCGCTGCCGCTGATTTCCCAAGACGTTTGTGCATACAGGCTTTCCTTCCATTGTCCGCTGTCCTTGCACGTAATGTCACGTGTTTCATTTGTTACGCTAAGAGAAGCGTCCGTTTGACAGGTGATGGCTGTGCCGGGCGCAGTACCCGTGTACAACTTCATCAATTTGCTGTTAATTACTCCCGTTGTTGGCATTGTGTTTATTTTTTTAGGTTAATTTATGGGTGCATGGGTGCGCAGCCGTTTTGAGTGTAGGCCGCTGGGTTTTTTCTTGCTGGTGTTCCTTCTGTCTGTTGCTGATGACCCTGCGCAATTAGCGCAAGGCCGTCTTGTTCGCCTACTTCAATGACCCACCCTGCCTTGAGGACGGATGCGCCGTTGTTGATGTTTTTCGTAAGCAGTATTTTCATGATGATATGCCGTCTATTGCCTTGTTTATGGATTGCCTGCTCAATGAAATCATGCGGTCATAGATTGCGCCAGATAATGAATTGGCGGCATTTCGAAAAAACGGGTTTGTGCCGGGATTGTCCTCCACAAATCGCCAATAATAGCCATCCACGCGATTACCCTTGAAAATGCCGGATGAATCCCTTGGTGCGAATCGTGCGCCAACAAAAATAGCGGATTTGCTGTTTCGGAAAAACATCGGACGAATTGACCGCTTCAAGTTACCGGGGTAGTAGGTTGCGACAGGTTCGGAACTTCGCTTGCCGCGATAATTACTGAAGGTCTTGTATCGACTGTGCTTAGCCCTTGAAACAGGCACGGTGTTGCGAATCGCATCGCTTGCAAATCTTCCCACTTTCACTAATATTTCCCTTCGGTCTTTTCGATAATTAGCACTTACCTTTTTCAAATCCTTGAACATGGCAATAAGGTCGCGTTGCATTTCAGCACTCAGCGAAGCCTGAAAGCCCTGCACATCACTAATGAAAAAGTCGCTAAGTAAGCCCATGTCCTATAATTTTTCCCTCAGGTTAAAATTCATCTCACGAAAGTAGTTTTCCAAGGTTTCATCAATGCCATCCTTGCTTGCGGCGAATTCGCTGACCAATATTGTCACACCTTCGGCTGTTATGCCTGCCCCGCCTGCATCATTGAAGTCAAGCGCATCGCGCACCAGTTCGTCAATTGTTTCACAATCTGTATACTTTGTTGCCCATATACGGAGGGTCAATTTCACATTGTCAGCGGTTGCCACCTGCTGCTTGTTCAGGTCGGCGGGTTCATAATCACACATGTACACAATGGCCGGGTATTCTGCATCCTGCGGTATTGAAATTGGATAGATGCGGCTACCCACCTGACGCGCAAGCGGTCGGTTGTTTTTCAGCACACTAAATATCCACCTTCCTGCTTTCATTTTCTTAATTCTGTCTGAACTTCAAGATATTGCCTTCGTCCGATTTCCTTAATGACGTTAATGTCGTAGATGTCATCCTGAAATACAATACGCATTTTTTCATTTAGCGCATCGGTGTATCGAATAGTGAATCTTGTGCGGCGTTGAATCATTTGTTGGTCACCCAAGAATTTTTCATCGCTGCCGCCGAAATACTCCTCCACCTTCGCCCACACATTCATCAGGTCTTCCCACACGACTACCTCTGCGCCGTTCACATCTCGGCTTGTTCGCACCTGTTGGATGGCTATATTTTCGCACATGCTACCGACAAACACCTTTTGCTTGAAATTTGTGTTCATATCAAGTTGACGTTGCTAAGTGAAAGAAGCACATCTGCGCTGCGCTCATTGGCCATACCCTGCCGCATGTCTTCGCGGTTTTCATACCACATCGCAATCTTCAGCAACATGGCCGTCTTTACATCCGCGTCAATGGTGGCCGTGCTTGTCTGCCCGCTGACGTAGGTAATCTTGATTGCGTTAGCGAACATGCCCGTGTCAGGGAAAGTTCCGTTTTCGGTAACTACAATGCGACCGGGTGAGCCAATCAAATCGGTGCTGTACTGCGTTGTAGCCCATGTCTGATATGTGCCATTTTCGTCCTTGTATTGCACCGAAGTCACGGATGCCACCGGGGTAATGCTCATGTACAAAACATAGTTCCAAGTATCGTAATACTCCTCAACCGTCTGCGTGTACAACGCACGGCCAGTTATCTTTTCCGCATATTTGCGAGCCGAAACAATCAATAGGTCAATGAGCGCATCATCTGCCGTGGTGCTAATTTTCAGCCAATCCTTGACCTCCTGCCGCGTCAGCGGTTCTTTGGCTGGGGCTGTCACAACCTTAACAGATGAAAGTAATTGGCTCATCGTTTTTCGTATTGTTTTTTTAATGTCGCATTTTCAATTGGTAAATCTGAAAGGACGCGGGCTTTTCCGCGCCCAATCAGATTTTCTACCATTTCTAACCTCATAAGATAAATGCCCTTGGCGTATGTTTTGCCGTCAATTAGCGCACTTTCATGCAATTGCACCCACACCATTATGCGAGAGCAAGGAACTTGATGCTGCCCTGTGCGATGAACTTGGCATCAAGGCGTTGATAGCCCATGAAGCCCACGTTCAGCGAATCCCAGTAGATGTTGTCATTGCGCTCAACGGTTGGCGCAAGTATGCGGCGGATTTTGTACTTGCTGAAATCACCGAACAAAATCAATTTCTGCCCGGTGGTCAGCGCACTTGCCATGTCGTTGTTAATGTAAATTGGCTTGCCAAGCACGCGGTCAGGCTCACCTGCAATCAGCGAAGGCGTGAAGAACTGAACCGTGTTCGTGTTCGCAACATCCAACTTGCGAGCAGCAGCCATGATAGTGTCGTGCATCATAAAGCCTGCGCTTGGCGATTCGCGATAGGCGCGGTCAACGCTGTACATCAGGTCAATGATTTCACCTTGAGTGAATACGGTTTGAGAGTTTGCCGTCTTGCCCACCGTGGTGCTGGTGATAATACCGAATGGCTCGTTTGTTCCCGTTCCGGTGGTCAACTTTGCGTTGATGTTTCTACCCATGCGGCTACCCAATGCCTCGGTCAATACATTGGTCAACAGCCCTACGCGCTCGTCCTGCATCAATTGCTTCGAAACCTTAACCACACCAGATGTGAACGTGAAGTGTCCAAAAAGCACCTGTCCGAAGGTCATGTCAGATACTGCAACCGTTGCGCCCTGTGTGGTCTGAATGCTGCCTGTTACAGCGGTGTCATCGCCTGTTGGCCATTCCAATGTGCCGCCGATTGGGTCATCGAAAATGTCGCATGCGGTCAGGATGCCGCCATAATACTTCATGACCATCTCCAACTGATTGCTGAATGAGCGAGGCACAAGAAAGCCGCCCAATGAATCAGTCGTGGTGATTTGCGTTGATGTGCCACGGCTTTCAAGTAGTCGCTTTTCGGTGTCGTTAAGGCCATTAAAGCCGCGAAGCAAATAGCGGTTGAAGGCACTCTCGTGTGTGTCCGTTGCCACTTCGCGCTTCGGTGCGCCCGTGCGTTGTTCGGCATCCATCAATTGCGCTGCCAGCATTTCGCGGTCAATCGCTTCAGCGCGTTCAACCTGTTCAATGCGTTCGCTGATTTTTCGGTAGTCCTCCTCGGCTTTGTGCCAAGCGGTTTCGTGAACGGTGTCCAAGAAGAGGCCGTCCTTTCCAATTTTTCCGCGCAAATCCTTCAGCGAGGCGTGGATTTCAGCGCGTTTTTGTTTCAATTCAATGCTTGTCATGGTTTTAATATTTTGTGATTAACTGATAATAACGCGCATGGTAATCTACCTTGCTGCTGTTCGTTTCTTTTTCGAATTCTGCGACCTTTGACCGCGCCCAAGGCAACATCGCGCTGCCTCCCCATGCATCATACATTATGCTGCCGCATATTTCGTTGCCTTCATCGTCCATGTATTCGCCTTGGTCGTAGACCTCTGCGCGACTGAGGAACGAATAGGTGCGTTTCACCTCATCTCTTGTTAGTCCTTCGCCCGCACTTAGTTGTGCAGCGCGAAACCATCCCACCCGTGTGCCGCAGTCGCTGCCATTTTTTTCCTTGTGTTCAATTGCCCGGCGGGCATTGTTGCGAGCAGCATCAGGATAATCGGCATAAGTGTCTGCCCGCTTTTCTTGTATTGCCGCATCGCGGCTGCGCTTGGCTGCGCTTGTGTCGGGGTTGGCCGGATAGGTCACCGGGGATGCATCGTATACGAATGCCACATCCGTAATGATGCGGTGGTCTTTCACCTCATCCTTGCTGCTCCACACGTCACCGCGAACACTGAATCCCCAACTGCTCTGTGTAATGTCACCACGTTCAATGGCCACCTTCACGTTCCTGCCGTTAGGGCTGTCAGGCAGCATGCATTCGTAGTACAGGCCAATGTCATCCACCATCACCCGCGCTGTACCTGCGGTCGTGCGGCCAAGAATCAAATTGGCATCGTGGTTGAGCAGCACGCGCACATCCTCCATGTTCGCGCCGCGCAAGGCATCGCGGTGAACCTCTTCGGTGAACCAGCCCATGTCGTATTGCACCCCAAATTTCAGCGCATACCCCTTCATGTAGTACTGCTCCTCCATTTCTTCGTTGCCGTTTCGCCTTTCGATGAAAAACTGGCCGTCAATCGCTCTTCTTTCTATGTTCATGTTGTTGCTTGTGTTTGGTCGGTTACTTGTTCGGCCTGATTGATTGGTGCGCCAACCGTGCCATCGGCGTCTACTTGCGCCATGCCCGATTGTGCGTATGGTTCATAGCCCCATTCAACATCATTCAGGCCTTCCAATCGGCGCACATCGTTAATTGTGAAAACCATGTTTTTCAGCATGGTATCGTAGAATTCGCTGCGGCTTTTTGTATCGCCGCGAAGCAGACCGCTAAGGTTGAACCGGGTAAAGATGTTGCCCGTTGCCTTTTCGCTTTGCGTCAATAATTTCACATCACATTCTTGTTCAAGTTGTTCACACCACGGCACAAGGCAATACTTGACGAAGCCGTTGTCCATCATTTCAATGTTGTTGAACGTGCTGCGGTCAAGCAGGTTAATCATGTGAGCAGGCACTCCGAAGATGCGGCAGGTCTCGTAGCCTTGAAAGGTGCGCGTATCATTCAGCGCAGCATCGGCAGGTGTGCTGCCAATCTTGTGAATCATTGCCCCGTTGTCCAACACCATCGTGCTGCCCGCGTTGCTTACACCTGAGTGCTTGCGCTTTATGGCTGCTTCAATCGCCTTGCGGCTGTCAAGGCTGAGTTGATTCGGGAAAGTTACCAACTTGTCAACCGATGCATTGTTCTTGAAAAAGTTGTAGCCGTAGCGCGTAGCATCATACGACATGCCCAAAGAAGAGGCAAAAAGATTAGTAATGCTTTCACCATTGTAGCCGTCAAGCGCAATGCCACGAATGTGTAGCACTTCTTCGCGTAGAAGGATAGTGTATTTATTGCCAGTTTGGCCATACTGCTTATTGGTGGTGATGTAATATTCTTTGCCATTTTCATCGCAATAATGCTGAGTCATTTCAGGGTCAAGCCGTTCTAATTTTACAGGTCGACCGATGCCGTTGCGATAGATACGGGCAAATGCGTTGCCAAAGCAGGCGTCAACGAATAGGTCACGGCGAAAGTTGAACGCCGTCACGAATGGCGAAGGCTCAAGGCGCAGCAGGTTGTATAGCGGATGTGTTTTGGCCGCTTCGCTTCCCGTTGGTGTCCGCTGATATAGACCGAAGGGCAAGGATGCAAGGCTTCGGCTCACGGTGTCCACCGCCGCATAGACCGCCGGGATGGCAAGCGCATTGCGCCGGGTGATGATGGTCGGGTCGGCGAAGATGCTATCCCAACGCTCCCCCCATCCGGTAGGCGCGTTCAGCGGCACGTTCAGGTTGGTGCGCTGCTCCCGCTTGATAGATATGTCGAAGCCGAATATTTTCATGTTGCAAAAGTATGGTCATTTTATGCATTTAATGAATCAGATTGTTGCATTTTTTTATTGCGGATGTTTTTATGTTATAGGCAAGGCTACTCTTCGTCTTCGTCCGACTGAGTTTCTTTAAAAAATCGTTCGACTTCTTCATCGAAAAATCGTTCGATTGCTTCATCGGTATTTTCAAATATATACCACGAATCTTCACCGCAATATTTTGCCCAATCAATAAACTCAGTTAACATTTTTTTTAGTGCTTCCATTTCGTTACTTTTTTTCGTGTTTAGACATGGTTTGTGATTGTTGATATTTGTGTGTTATGCGTAATGGCTATCTGACCGTTCCCAAAGACAGTTATCGTTAGGAAACAAAAAGAAAAAAGCCCACCGCACATTAAAATAATGATGTTTGTGATAAATAAGGAGCAATCCTTTTTTCAGCAAGTTCAACATACTCTTTACTTATTTCAGATAATATCCAATTACGTTTCCATTTATGTGCCATTTTAGCTGTTGTTCCACTTCCACCAAAGCAATCATAAACTAAATCTCCTTCATTGCTCCAACTTACAATATGGTCTTGTGCAAGTTTTTCAGGGAATATAGCAGGGTGTATGCCTTTGCTATCTTGCTCCGTTCCTACTCCGTAATAAAATATATTTCTTTTAATTCTTATTTCTAATACAGGTTTTCCAGCACCGTGTTTTTTGCTTAATTCATCGCTTCCATTATTCCTCATTGTTCCATTGTTTACCTTACCCGCATTAAGAGATTTTTCAGTTAATAAATTTACTGTTTTTGGCTTCCCTTTACTAAACACAAACATATATTCAAAGGCTTGCTCATATCTATTGTGGTTTAATGGTGGTGGATTTTCTTTTGCATAAATCATTGTATCGTGAAGATTAAAACCTATTTCTTTAAAAAATAATGCTTGTTTAAATGATGTTCCACTTTCACTTCCATTTATTGTTGCATCATTTACAATCCAGACAACTACACCACCTTCTTTAGTTACTCTATAAAGTTCTTTGGCAATATCTTCAAAAGGAAAGCTATATCCTTTGTATTCCCTTAAATTATCGTAAGGTGGTGAAGTAACTGTCAAATCAATGAAGTTGTCTGGCATCCTTGCCATTGTTTCGAGATTGCTCTCATTGTATATTTTATTTAATTCCATCCCTTCTTTTTTCTTTTTGTTTCTGTTTTCGTTTCCAATTAAAGTTCATCCTAAATTAACCGCCACATACGCATAACAGCACCTAACCAAAATTGGCGGTGTAGTGCTGAAATGAACTGTTGCGCTTCGGTTTAACATTTGTTTTATATTCAAGTTTTGTGCTTCGTAATCGCCAACTTCGGTTAGCTGCAATCCGTTGTGCATAAGCACTACTGCTTATATAATGTATATTACCTTCTTCGTGTTATTGCTTTTTTGTGCTTACGGTTGCGGCAGACGTAAAAAGTGCGATAAGAAGTGTAACGAGGCGAAAAGCCCGCCTCGCTCAACTCCTTTTCAACTTTTGCATATGCCTGCCTGTACGCCACTTCGCCCGTGCGCCCGTTCAATATTTCGCGTATGCGCTTATCATACCAGTCGCGGTCAGGCTTCCTGTTCACAATAGTTGCACCATTGATTCATACCTTGCCTGTGCGGTCTTGTCAAGGTTGTAATTTTCAAGGATGTCCTCACACGATTTTTCCCAAATTGCATTTCGTTCTTTTTCGCTGTCGGGATAGTACGTTACAGCGTTCTTCCATATGTCCAGCCTATCAGCGTAATTAGTCAGGCAGATGCCGCCGGACATGGTTGCTTCAATCCATGCGATGTTGCTTTTGCAGTCGTTGAAATTGTTAACGGCCAGCGGCTTCCAAACGCAGTTGAACTTGCCAAGTTTTAGCATCTGAAAATATTTGCCTGTTTTTTCAAGCGGCAGGATGGTCACGTTGTTTGCATGCGGCAGGTTGGGCAAACAGCCCCAAAAAACAAACCGCTTGGCTTGGTGCTTAATGCTTTCGTATGTTTCCGCGCCTACCTGATAGACATCTTCCTTCTGTACATCGCGCCCGCGCCACATGAATGTTCCGGTGTCCGCACTTGGCTTATCAGGTAGTTCACTTGGTTTTATGGCGTTCACGGCAAGAAGGTATCGGTCAAGGCAGTCAGCGGCATAAGCGATATTTTCATTGCTCAGCCAAAAAAAGTCAGCCAATGCCATGCATTCAAGGATGACATTGCGGCGGTCGGCATAATCCATGTACAGCGTGTGATTTATCGGCAGGTTCGTCAAGTTGTCATCAATGTCCATGATTATCTTGCTTCGCCCTTGCAACTTAATGCGCCGCATCAGGTTCAGGCACTCAGTATCGGTGGGTCGGCTCACAATGAAGATGTCAATCGTGTACAGGTCTATTTCGCTGAGGCTGCGCGACATCGTGACATGCACATCTCGGTAGCGTTTCGTAATTGCTTCGAATGGCTTGAAAAATCGCCAATGATTGATGGCGTTATCCGTTGGTGTGTCGAATATGTGTACTCGCATAAACATTGAAAGTTGCGTTCATGGTCTTGTCGGCGGTGCTGACCGATTCAACCCAGTTAATCATTTGTGTGAGTGTGCTGACCTTGAAATCGTGTGCAATCCTGATGGGCGGCTTTTCGTTTTCAAGGCCAATAATCTTCATGGTGAATGTCATTGTGTTTGTTTTTGAAAAATTAGGAGTGTGTGTTTAAAATACAAGGCCGAAGCGTCAACCCGCGACCGAATTTCACGAGTTTCATCGGGCATGTATTCGAAGTTTCTTTTTTGCATTAGTTCTTTTACCGTGTCGTTGTCAAGGCAATTTACATGTCCATGTCCGGGCTGATTTGGTATTGCCCATGACATAATTAGGTACTTTTCGGTGTAATTGGCGATATTGTCAAGTAGCGTGTGCATGTAGGGCGAAGGCACATGCTCGCCAACCTCTAAACAGATACCAAGTTCACAATTAAGTTCATGTGTGCTGCGAATTGGTTTTGCAAGGTCAAGTTGAATGATGCGCGTGTGTGCTGAATGGGTGGGGATGCTGCCCTCTACCCCTATTGCCTTTGCTGTGGTGCTTGCTTCAATGTCCTTGCAATAATTTCCCAGCCCGCAGCCAAAATCGGTCACGGTTGTAATGTTGTTGCTTCGAATGAATTCGCAGATGTACGCGCTTACGCCCTCGCTGTGAATGTGATGCAGGTGGGCAGTTGTGCCATCCCAAAACCCTGTGTCTGATATTAATTGCATGTTCTTATTTTTTGTGCGGCCTGTGCGACCCGGTTAAATTCATTGATTATTTCCTCTTCGCTTTGCCTGTATTGGATGCCCCAGTTTTTTGCCTTATTTTCCTCGCTTAGTCGTTTATTATAGTGTTTGTATCTTTCAATCATGCGCGTTAGGTTCATGTACTTCATGTGATACAGATTTGGGCTTTCACCATATATTAATTTGCCCTCAGGTTGGCAAATATGGCAGCCGGGCTGATAGTTAATTTCTTGAATAACCGAAGGCCGAAACACCGCTGTCTTGTCGTAGCCATATGAAGGTATGCCGTGTTCAACATTAAGGATATTTTCAATATTATCCACATTGCACATGTCGAATCCCTTGCAATTAAATAGTGTTGCTTCTGTGTTTTCCATTTGTTGTGGCCAAATGTCAATTAGTTCATCGCAATCGCAAACAATGACCCATCCGCTTTGCACCTGCTTCCAGCAGTTGTTCTTAATCTCAAGATACCGCCTGTCACTTAATTGGTTATTGGTGCTGTACACTACCACATGGCAGTTGTTGTCTAAAGCAATGCGCCGTGTATCATCTGTGCTTTCGTTGTCGTAAACCACTATTTTGCAGTCAGGAAATCGCTCACGATACCACCTGATGAAAAATGGCAGCATGTACTGCTCGTTGTATGTAATTACGAATATTGTCATCATGGAAACAATTGCAGGATTTTAATTGGCATATTTTCAATATATAGGCTTAGCAGCCTTTCAAGTATGAAGGTGTGCATGGTGTAGTACGGCAGCCCGGTTGTTTTTTCAATATCCTTGTTGATTTTATATTTGCTGTCGCGAAAGGCCAGTTCACGAAATTCGCCATCAAGTAGTTCAATTGAAGGCCGAAGTATTTCGTTAATGTAATTGCGGTACAAATAGCCCTTTGCAATGAATTGGTTGCTGTATATCACTATTCTCGGCTCAATAACCGCAAGGCCAATTTTTTCACAAATCAAAGTTAGCAACTCGGTGAATCCCGGATGATGTAGTTCGGACATGTATAGGTAAGGCATCGGCAATGGTCGGCACAAGTTTACAAGCTCGTATTTTTCGTAATTGTAGAAATGAAGCAATTCTTGTAGGTCAGCCCAGCGCAGGCCTGTTTTCAGGTCGAAGCGGCAAGAAAATATGCCGTAGTGTTCTTCGTCTTCGAAGGTTGGCTCAAGTTGCAGCATCGCGTTATATTCGAAAAGATACGATTTTTGTTCAACCGTCCGCACATGCGTGTTGTCGTAAGGTGTGTATTGCGCCACCTGTCTATCATCATAGATGATGCTGTACAACTTCATGGCTCCTTCTGTTTTTAAGGTGTCTTTTGGTCATTGTTATTATTCTCATACCAATCGCATGCCCATTCAATAAATTGTTCGGCTGTTTCAACAGTGTATTCTTTTTCCGCTTCTTCGCTGTTGTTTGGGTTGCTGACAGTAATTACCTTATCAACATTCTCATACAGCCACCATGTGATGTCATCAACGATGGCCTCTAGCGTTTTTTCGTTGCCGTTTTCTGGCAGCAAGAACATGGCAATCGCTTCGTTCACCATATCATATGATGTGCGAAGGTCGCTAATGTCCACGCCCAATTCCAATAGTTCTTCGCGAACTTCTGTGAGTTCCTTGATTGATTTTAGTGCCTTGATGGCAAATTCTTTTTTCATGGCATTTTATTTTTTAGTTTGTTTGTTTCAAAACATCAATACATCCGCATCCGGGTCTTCAAGGTATGACGAAAAGGATGGCTCAACCTTGTAGGTCATATACTGCCCCCACGCCATTACCATGCTTACTGCCCCGTCTACCTTTTCGATCGCCTTCGCCTTGTTTATTTTTATGTTGCCGTTGGCATCGCGGTGGATAGCCACGTTGCCCATCATCCAACGCATGACCGGGTTGTCGTTGTGTTCGATTGTGCCATCCAGCAAATTTTTTTCAAGGTCAACCGTTGGCGCGTTCATATTGATGACCGATTGGCTGAACTTTTCCATGCGGATGCCATCACTTAACAGGTCAATTACTAACTGCGAAGAATTGTAACGGTCATAGGCCACGCTGTGCAATTGATAGGTCTCGGCAATACTCATCACCTCGTTGCGGATATAGGCGTAGTCAGTCGTATTGCCCGGTGTTAAGGTCAGCCATCCATCGTCCGCCCACTTGACATAGTCTACCCGGTCGCGTTTGCTTCTTTCGATGGCGTTGTCTTTTGGACACCAAAAGTGAAACAAGACGCGGTATTTTTCGCAGTCCTCATCAGGCGGAAACAACAGGCACAAGGCACAGATGTCAGTAGTGGTAGCAAGGTCAAGCCCGGCGTAGCATCGCTTGCCCCGCAATTGTTCGGGCGTGAAATCTGCACCGAGGCTCACCCACGTATCATCCTTAATCCATGTCGTGTGGCTGCGCGTCCATACGTTCAGGTTCTTGGTCAGAAACTCAACCTGCGCCCGCCCGCCTTTGTTCGCTGCATCGGTGTACTTGCTCCTCATATACTCCCAACTTGGTGTGATGCCTATCTGCGGGTTTGCCTTAATCCACACAGATTCGTCAGCCCAATCATCATCTTCGTCTATCGTGTATATGACGGTAAACAGGCTATCGTCTACCACCTTACCTTCAAGCACATTGATGCAGTTGCGCCGGATAGCGTAACATGCGCCTTCTACATTGAATCCTGCCGTGGTAATCATGTAAAGCAGCGGCTGGCTTCGTGCGCCCATGCCCGTTTCCATCACTTCAATGACCGATGTGTCGTTGTGTTCATGTACTTCGTCAATTAATGCCATGTGCGGATTAAGACCATCAAGCGTTGTGGCATCGCTGCTTAGTGCCTTGAAAATGCCGTCATTCTTAATGCCGTAGATTGCCTCGCGTTGAATCTTGACTATCTGCTTGATGGCGGGTGACATATCGGCCAATTGGCGCAGCATAATTTTGGCGGCCATGAAGATAATTTTTGCCTGTTCGCGTGTAGTCGCTGCGCTATATATCTGAGGCGTGTTTTCGTTATCGAACAGCAGACCAATGATGCCCATCGCTGTCGCTTCTTCGCTTTTCCCCTGCTTTCGGGCTACCTCGCAATACACACGCCTGAATCTGCGCTTTTCGTTATCCTTTCGCACCCATCCAAAAATACAGGCAAAGCGGAAGGCTTGAAAGGGCTGCACCTGAAAGCGCATACCCTTCCAGTCTCCGGTCGTATGTGTAAGTAGTGAAAGCACGGTCAATGCCGCCTTGGCTTTTCGTTCATTGAAATAATATTGGAAGTTTTTATCGGTCTGCCTCTTTAGGTCATCCTGCTGCCGTTGCACGGCGAGCCTAACTAAGCGGCCAACCACGATTTTTTCGTGCAGGACATCGTCCATGTATTGCAGGTACTTGTCGAACATTATTGGTTCAGTTCTTTAAGAAAATCAGCAATCGGGTCGCTGCTCACCTTGGCGTTTACCCTTACGCCCATGCGGCTCTTCGGGCTGAGGCCAAACTTGTCGGCAAACATCTGCAATTGCTTTTCGGTAATCATCATGGCATTGAATGATGGGTTTTGAATTGGGCGTGTTTTGCCCATGACCAGCACACCGTTCTTGGCAATGTCCTCCGCTGCTCTTTCCCATATAATCATAGTTACGACATACCGCTTTAGCATATCGAAGTCGGCTTCATGGTAGATGTTCATGTCCACGATTTTTGTGGCTACATCGTACCACTTTGCGCGGTGGTCTGCATCAAATTCGATGGGTGGTTCGGGTACATTCGTGCAGGGTTTAACCTCAATATCCATGCGGTCACCGTGTACAGATTGGCGAAAAGTGCCGTTTGCTTTTTTAGATTCAGTTGATGTTGTTGGTCTGCCCATTGTAACTTGATTTTTGTAAACATTTTTAACAAGCCTTTGTGTCTA